ATATGTCGATGTTGTAACTTCAGTTGTGTTTTCTACAACTTCAAATGGATTAATCTCATCAAATACAAATTTCTTGCTAGCAGCATCATACTTTAACCAGCGACCATCGGCAATCGTTTCTCTAGCAACATCATCTAGATAACGGAGATTAACTTCACCAGATCCTGGTCCAGCATTTTGTATCTTACGAATCCACTGCTCAAGGAATTTAATTTTGTCATTGACTGTTTTAAATTCTTTGGTGAGTGGATCTACCTCTGGTTGCTTTGGTAAAAAAGAACCAAGATACTTTTCTACTTCTGATTTAGTTTCAGGTGTTTGTAGTTCTGGTGCAACTAAACCAATTGGTGTTGGAACTGGAACTACTTCATTAATAATTTCTTCTATGACTAATTGTGGATGTTCTTCAATTAACTCTATTTTCTTTTTCTTTAACTCTGCTAATTCAGTAAATAAAGAACTTAAATCTGATTGAACACTTTCCTGAATCTGTTTTTCTATCTTTTTATTCTTTTGAATGTTGGGATCTTCTGCTTTAATTGCAGACATTTGAGAAAAGAACCCACCAAGATCTTCCTTAATGTTTTGTTTAATTTCTTTAGTCTTAACAGCAACAGGGTCTTTCTTTTTACCCTCTGCCATTAATTTAAGGAAGTCATTTAATTCACTCATGCTACAGCTATTAGTGCCTCTGCTGCAGCAACGATCCATCGACATGCGATTTCATCTGATGCTAATTCTTGTTGTGCACGAATGCTGGCGATCTCTTGTAGTAGAAAATCGTATTCTTCTTTGGTTAATTGTCCTTGCTCGTAGTTCTCACGAATCACTAACATCTCATTAGCCAATACTGCAGCTGGACCACCAAGTCCTGCTTGTTCTCTTAAATCATTGAGGATACTCATTTTCTTCCTTTCCATGCATCGATGGCTACATCGACTCTAGTTCTGTTAAGTTTTAGAACACTTTCGCAAAAGGTAGTGCTTTTACTATCATATGCTTTAGTGACAGCATCTTGTAAACTCTTTAATGCTGGTGCCTGTGGATCGTCTCTCAAAGTAGAATATACTTTGACAGTTTCGATTTTATCCATCACAGGTTTCCAATCTTGTTTTGCGTCACAACTAACCTTACTCAATCCAACTTTAACATCAACCATATATCCAAACATTACTGGATCATGTGGCTTTGGGAAAATAAATGCACAACCAGATAAAGCGAGTGCTAGAACTACTATAAGTTTTTTCATCGTTGCCATCCTTTAATAATATCAGCAGAGAAGTTAGACTTGCTAAACTCTAAACGATCTACAATCTTAACTGCTCCACCAGTTAAGTGATCAATCGCCACGAATCCTTCAACACCAGTTACTTTATAACCACTGGTAGTTTTAAGGAATGTATTGATATGACCTGCTTCATTCATTTTTGTTATAATCATTAGTTTTGCTTGAGCAAGTAAATTAACCAAATCAAATATCTTTACAATTTCTGCTTTGTCATGAGTTGCGAAGAAAGATAAAACTGCTTTTCGTTTTTCTTCTTTACCTGCTTTACCCTTTTCTGTTTTTAATTTATCAATCTCACCTTGATACTTATCGTGGATATAATTAAATAAACCAACAACATGAGCATGAGTGTCAGTGATTTGTTCACCAGCACGAACCTTTGAGTTATTGTAGGTATTTACAGCAATGTTAAGATCTTCATTGTCTCTAATCGCATTAAGTGTTGCTGGAGGAATAGAACTAAACAATGTTCCAGCCTGTGACAGAACTGCAGTGAGTTCTTTAGTCTGTTCTTGAGTGAATGTGGCAGTACCAGAGTAATCTTTATAGTTTGCATCGTCCATCCAAACAGATGCAGATTGTGTCATCTTTGATACGATTGATTTACCAAACGATGCAGTCATTGACTCAAATGTAGAGCCAGTGTATGTCGTGTGCCATACTACACCAATCTTTGCTTTCATAATCTTATTGGCTAACTCTGTGCCAACAGGAACAGCATAGACGATTGTATTTGGATGGAAGGTAACATACTTCTGTCCATCAATAGTAACAATCTTTTTATCGTCAGTAAACATAAGGTCACCTTGATATACACCAGACTTAATTCCTAGTTTCTTAAATTCAGCAAGAGCCACCTTTAACTTTGCAGCAAGATCGCCAGAGGTATCGGCATCAATCTCTGCATTTGTTTTGTATACTATTGGATTCTTATTGAAGACACCTTTCTTAGCAACAAAGAACTTCTTGTCTGTTGGATCAATACCAGCAAACACTGCTGGTGCACCATCCCACTTTACAGTAGCAGTAATTTTAGTCTTTGAATTGCCAGCGAGCATGTCACGGAGATCTCGTAGAAAGTTAATTGCTTGACGAGTACCATCAACACCACCATCGAATACGAGATCTTCCACATGAGTCATGTGAGTGTTCTTTTGTTCAACGATGTAATTCTTTAGTGTTTTCACTTAATAACCTTTACTGAACCATCTGGATTTGCGAAGAATGCTTCGAACTTAATATTCTTAAACTCTGTTCTTAATTTTAAGAACTCTCGTAAATTACTCATTGAGTCATCAAACAATCTTACTTTACCATATTGATTGCTTTGTAAATATTTTCTAACGATGACTACTTTCTTAATAGCTGGAATCTCATTGCCAACCAATTCACCTGCTCTTTCAACACGAACTCTGTCGATGTCGAAACCATACTTACGAAATGTTGATAGGAATTTATCTCTATCATCAAAGTTTGCACGAGCAGTAAGAATGATAACTTTACTTAATGGATTCTTGACAGAGTTAGTCAAGATTGCTTTGGCTTTTGCCAGCATTCTACCAATTGGTTTGCTTTCATGATAGAATTTATGTGCATCTTTAAACTCAGAGAAGTCAAACGACTCTCCGTCACCTAATTTGTAGTTGTTGAATTCTTGATTGGTAAGTTTGGCGATAGTCTTACCATCTTTGACAACTGCGATTTGAGCAGTGGTGTGGAACAGAGTGTCATCGATATCGAATATCGTTAGACTCCCAGTCGGCTCTACCACCGCTTCTTCTATGTATTCTCTAAACCTTTTCATACCTTTATTATACCGCAAGTTGCAATTAAAGACAACAATAACCCTACAGACTTGAGGGGATTATTTTAACCCGAAAGTCCCTACTAGACTCTTGTGTGGACCACTCGAACTCTTAACAGTAAATGTAGCCACTCGACCAATCTTGCCAGTCTGTTTATGTGTTCCACGAATAACTGCAGTGCTTCCCTGATGAACAACATGAAGATTATCATAATTGTTTAAATGGTCATCAGCAATAGTGTGAGATGGTTTTAATACTGACTCAGCAGATCCATCATCTTTAACTTTGGAATGTGCAACTGTATGTGGAATATGAGTTGGTGCAGAAACATGCTGACGAACAACTTCTCTTAGTTTTGAATCGTCATGTTTTGCTAATCCTTCAGCAAAATGTTTTGCAACTGCTTGTTTGGATTCTAGTGAAGATGCTTCTGCTTGTGCAGCACGAGTTGTTGCTTGGTGTGCAAACACTTCTGGATGTTTATGAGTATCATGTGCTTGAATAAATTTAGAAAGATGCTCATGCATTATTAAATTCTTTTTATTTAAAGTCTTACCAGCATTCTTTAATGATTCAAGACGAGCATGTTCAGCCTTCGCTTTTTCAATACCCATCTTATCAATCTTATACTGAATGTTTCTTTGATCAGCAGAACCATTATATCCAAGTTTTTCCATACTGTCATGGTGTGCATCTGTTAAACGCTTTAGTGAACCACTGGAAATGTTAGCAGTCTTCTCCATAGAATCTAATCCTGGATTGCGATAGTTTGGTTCATTAGAACCATATTTGGCAGACACACCATGGTGTCCTATAACTTTGCCATCTTTATGTAGTGTAAGAATTAAATCTGCATTGGAGTTTACATCTTTAACACCAGTAGTTTTCTCGTGGTCTCCAGCTTTGTTTGCTTTATCTGGATTAGAAGTCCAGTGAACATTACCAATAGAAACACCCTTACCTAAATGTTTCTGTTCATGCATATGCTTTATTAATTCTCCAGCAGTTTGTTTAGCATGAGAATCAATTTCATTATATGCTGCATCACCAATCTTTTTCTTTAAGCGATCGTGAACTTGCACTGGTGTACCAGCATGCTCCTCATTCTCTGATTCAGAACGATGATGGTCTGGTAATCTGCTTTCTGGGTGAAGATATTTTGATAGGAGAAGTTCGTGCAGTTTACCTTTATCATCAGACTCGACATCAGCTGACAATGCACGCTCTACGATTAATTGTTTTTCTTCTTTAAGAAATGATTTAAATTTTAACATAGCTACCTTAAGAATGGATTCTTTTTCTGTGTTCCAGGTTTTAACGAGTAATGACTGTTTGGCATTTTAGTGATTTTAATTTCTGCTTGCACTTCATAAAAATCAGATCGTGTAGCAATACGCACTTTAAAATCTCCCATACCAGCTAATTGTGGAATTCTATTAGCACCAAGTTTCAATGGGTCTGTTTTAGAAATTAAATAAAAATCATCACCAGCCTGCATATAATATGCTGGTTCTTTTTTACCCATTGTATAATGTTCTGTCACCAATTTACCAAGATTATAATTTTCTTGATTGGCAATGTATCTATTGACATTTGGTTGACTAAAATATTGTTTCATAACATCCAATGGAACAGCACCATCTTCTTTAAGACCACCCTTAGTCGTTGGTATTTTTACTTTTTGTATAGGAATGCCAGCAAATTTGGCAATTTTAGCGACGAAGTCTCTGGAAAAAGAAGACTTGTTTAGGATCTCAACTGCAGCTTTTGCAGCAGGAGTAGTGTATGTAGTTTTCCACAAACCATTTGAGAAGTATACACGAGGATTAGAAAGATTGTCTGTATGACTCATCTTCACTTCAACCCATGTCGTTACTGTGCCATATGTTACTTTAACATCAGCATATCCAGTATCACCTGGAGGTCTTATTGCATTGACTCCAGGAATTGAATCGATGTATTTAGCAACATCCTGCTCATATTTGTCGGATAAAGCACTCATTCACTTGCCCTATTAGTAAAATTACTTACTTATTTAGGACGACGAGATGCTCGGATAGTTCGCTGGTATTTACGATCCCATTTGATAATCTGCTGCATTAGTTTAGGAATTGCAGCATTGTTACGATAATCATAATCAAATGATTTAAGGATGTAATTGAGAGTGGAAGAATCTTTAGATTGTTTAGCTCTGTTGATTAGATGTTCTGTTGAAATAGATGGTTTGTAGACTTTGAAATCAAGTAACACACAATGGGCATATGCCTGAATTTCATCGAACTCAGAGAGATATCTTCTCTCTAAATTCTTCTTTTCATGTTTCACTTTCTTGTAAGGAACAACATAGTTAGACCACTCGTCACCTCTTCTATCGTACTGCATGAAGTGAATTAACTCATGCATTTGAGTCTGAATTATACGATATTTAAACTTGTTCCAAGCAGCATCCGTGAATGGAAACTTATTGAATGTAGTTGTGTATATCTGTAAACAACACTGTCTTTCATCTGGTGCATATTCACCACCGACAGCTACATAGTTTTCATAATATTTTGCTTTGGATTTTTGTGGGAGGAACTCGACTTTGGTTCTCCACTTTTTGAAGTAATTAGAAAGACCCTTACTATCGTTGCGATAATTATCGAGATCTTTCCATACTTTTGAGGGTACAAATGTGGCTCTGAATGGACGCTCGTAGAAGTTGAGCAAATCCATCCAATCGTAATTAGCGTTTTCTAGGAACTGAAAATTGCATGACATTTTACATCCCAGAAAGATGTTTTACATCTTGAAATGAGTTTCCAAGAATGCTAATACCTTTCCCTGCTCCTCTAAGTTAGTATTATTAAACTCAGTAATATAGGGCATCAAATCAAAGTTTGATAGTAGATTGCTATATTTAGTCGCTCGCCCTTTTAGGAATGTCTCCGATTGATCAGATCCTCGTTCTGCATATCGTTCTTTTAGCATAGCATCTGGAACTTTAAGGTAAATTACCTGTAGATCCGTATTAGGAAGAGCCATTGCAAACTCTAAGAAAGACTGATTAAAGATTCGGTCTCCCTCGAATAGAATATTGGAAGTAGTTTCACTAACAAACTCTTGAGCAATCGGCTGAACAGCCATGCTTAGACGATCTGTACCAGCAAAAGTTTCCCCATCTTCATACTTACCTAGAATGTATAGGTCTAGTTCTTTACAATATAAAGCAGGAAGCATCTTTTTAGGTTCAACTTTTTCCCATTGATACTTCTCCATAAACTTACGGAACAGAGTGGTTTTACCAGTTCCAGGTTGACCACCCACAGCGATTAGTTTACGCACCTGTGGTTCTCCACGAATAATCTGAATGGAGATCTGGTCTGTAGTTCCAATGTTTTCTTTAAGCATGTTTCACTTCCTCAATAAGTTTTCTTAGTTCTTCCTCTGTAAATACCCAAACTCTTCCAATGAAGTGATGCACATCAGAGTCAATATCATGTTTCTTTGTAAAGGTAATTTTCTTTACCAATTCTCTTGATGCATTCTTAGCAAGATTTTCTTTAATCTCGTCTGCATAAGTTGGAACAGTATCCTTTAACTTTAAGAGTTCATGTGCTGATACTTTATGATCAACAGTTAGTTTATTAAACTCATACTTGTCTAATAGGTTATCAGTTATAACACCCATGGCAATAGTTCCATAATTTCCAGCAGTTGATATAGTAATAGTATCTGTAGTTGGTATTGTAATAGAACTTGTAATCATATTACTCATGCAAAAATCTCCAATCCATTTAGTACAGGTTGCTCATCATCAAACATCCACTCAAGATTCTCTAGTCTTCCTGTATTAATAAAACTAGAAAATCTTTCTTTATCAATTCCTCTTCTGTGGTCTAATCTCAAGTCGATAGTTTCTTCTCGTGATTGCCACAAAACATCCCAATCAATACCATACCACCCATCCTTCTCACACTGCATAATTTCTTCTGCCTGTCTATCAAGATAGTATCCAAGATAACGACCATGATGTGCTCTAAAGATCTTCTTAAAAGAACACAAACAAGTTTCCATGGTAAAGTAATCTATCTGATCAATTAGTTCTGGAAATCTCGCTTTCGTCTCGCAAAGAATCTCGTACGCTTGTGCTTCAAGGTTGCTATAATGTCCTCCAGTGAGTTTTCGATCCACAAAGTCTTCCTGTCCAACGGCATAAAGCAATCCATTACGATGAGAGCGAGAGCCATCAAAATCATCCAACATGAGAGAAGTAGGATTGATATGGACACCAGCAGTATGCTTAAGATGCTGAAGATAAAACCAAGTGGAATAACGACCAAACTTATGCAACCCAGACTTAATGCCTGCCCACAAGTTATTAAAGTTCTCTTCTTCATTGTGTCCATAATATTCTTCCAACCTTTCTCTCTGTGTTTTGTCTCCCACAAATTGTTGGTAAGAAGCGAACATGGTAGGGAGGTGTCCTTTGTTCCACTTTGTATCTGTTTGGTATCTTAATCGTTTATAGTTTGTAGTGTTCCACTGTGTCATACGATCTACAGTGGCTAACTCAAAGTCTGGAAACTCGTTCATAAGAATCCATGCAGTTGGAAGATAGTATGTATTACCATACAACCAACACAACCACAACTTCTGTTCATCATTATGTTCATAACGATCGTTCAGATAGTTTGTTGCCCATACAGCAGGATCGCAGTCATCATACTTCAACGACCAAGCATACCAGCGAATGAATGCTTCCTTACGATTTTCTTCTAAACGATAATCCATTATACTAAAAATTCTTCTAACGAGGGTTGTTCCATTAAAGCATCACGCAACCATGCTTTACCCACTGCATCAATTGCTGCTTGGCTCTTTGCTTTCTTTTTGTCACCCCACTTATAGGATTCTAATCCCTCTAATCGGAATTGTTCTCTTGCTTTGTATGGTGGTAGTGCTTGAAGTGGATTTACAATAGCATAATCTCGATAAGCAATCTGTTCTACTCTTGTTGGGAATAATGGTTGATCAGAGCGAAGTGAACCTGTTGGATCTACTGCCCACCAAATCAAACCATTCTTATAGTGCCATGTAACAGATGATGGTGTGCAGGACATTTTCAATCGAGTCATCTTTCTTTCTTTGACTGCATAATCAATCCATGCATCCCAACACTTGGATGCATATCCTTTACCTTCATGTCCTTCAATTGTAACGATTTCGTATAGATTTGAGTAGTTGTCACGATTGAATGTAGCGAAGATAAGAGATACAACTTCACCATT